GATCAGCAATGGAGCGTGTATACATTCCAGCACATTGGCCACCATACATTGGTGTGGCAACAAATAGCTTATTCTTTCGTAGCTCATCGATGGAAACTTGTATTTGCATAATTACACTCCGTATTTTTTATCATGTTGTTTATTAATACCATAGTCACCATCATATTTGTGCAACGCCTCTGCATCAAAACTAATGTATTGACCGATTCTCGTTCCTCTCATTACCTTCATCTGATCAATCGTAACATGCATTACTGCAGCCATAACTCCGTGATATCCTGTATCATACAAACCAGATGTAAGGAACACACCGTTACGATTCAACGTAGAACGTGTAATAACCCAGCCTGCTTCATTATCTCCAACGTGAACCACATTCTCCATCACAACCTCATAATGTCCAACATTAAGCACATACCATCCCTCTGGATCATGCTGAACTTCAACTGTGCCACGATGCTTTTTAAATTCGTTGCTAATCTCAAAGCGATTGGGAAGGATCTTAAAAACTTTGCCCAAACGAAGATCGACAGCATTTGGTTGGCTGTCTCCATCAACGACGTTTGTAAGTGATGACTTGGAATTTGGACCTAAGATGTGTTTCATAATAACCTCATAATATTTGTTTATACAACTCAATCAAGCGCTGCTCAAAAACTTCTACTGTACTATCATTATATATCACATGATCTACGAATTCAGAAGCAAATCCGAGTTCTGTTACATGATTATCTGTTCCTCGAGGAACATTGGGGTTTGCAATTTCAACAACCACAGCTCCTTGTTCCTTAAGCATTATCAACTCATTGTCAAATCTTAAATCTGTTACAGCAAATGTTGCTTGAGGATATTTTGCAAACTCACCAGCAACATAACGAGTGAATTGATCAACATCATAATTCCGCATCAGCATACCAATTTCTCGAACAACATGCCTTCCTGATGTCACACGTATGAAATTGTAGTTGATTGTGCTTCGTTTAAAGACATCATAATCCATTGTCGTTGGCAAGTCAAACAATTTCATTATAAACTTTTTAATAGGATCAGCAAACGCAATTTGCCTTGCATCTTTGTAGTGCTTGCAAAGAATAGCAGCAGCGGTATCTTTACCGCTACCCTTAGTCCCTGTAAATGCTATAATTTTTCTCATTTTAGCAGTTGGTTTATATAATTGATATTGTGCTCCACCATAGATTTAAAATGATATCCCTCTTGGTAATTAAAATCCACTTCCTTTTCAAACTTACCATTTTTTAAACCAGTTGGAGAATTATCAAACATAATGTTATGAAGCCCAGTCCAAATTGCAGCACTAGAATCCCACGTGTGAATAAACTGGTCGTATCCATAATCTTTCATTAATAAGATTTCTTTAGGTCCGTCCGTCATCCCAAGAAAATGCAACCGCTTAATGGCTCTATCGTTAAGGTCATCGTTTTCGCTAAGCATTCTCATGATCTGCCAACGAGAAAGATATCGTTGCATTTTGTAGCTATCGGACCTAGGGCCTTCATAATATGAAGTTTCATTAACATCAAGCGCAAGAGGACATGCTAGAATTGAAACACCAATAACGTCAATTTCTTCATTATCCAAAGCCCACCGAAAACAATCAAGGTACTCAGCCGTATTTCCTTGCGTGCTTTGAGGAACAAAGAACGTTTGGAAGCCAGCATCCTTAAACTGGGGAATCAACTCTTTTGCTGCATTGATTGTTTTTTCTGAGCTTTCTTTCGGATAATCACTCATTACAATACAGTCGGCTTTACATCTCCTACCCATATCAAGCAACTTGTTTGAGTCATACATTGGCCGGCCTTGCTTAAACATCTCGAAAGCACTATTATCAAGAATCTTATACTTGCCATCATCGAGATTGGCATAGTAGTCAGCATAGGACGAATCTTGCTCAACGAGGTGAGCAAGAAGTAAGTGGGCACCGTTTGTTTCTGTAAATTCATTTAGATACTTTGTAGGACTAATATGACAAAACTTAATTGGCTCGTTAAATGCATACTGACGATCATAGAAATTGTTGAACGCACGTGCCATAATTATTCCACCTCGTAATGTTTGATACATCCATTCTCATTATCTTCAGCGACCGACACAATGCAGCAACGGCTCGGATAACGTTTATGGATTTCGTTAGCTACGTCATCAGCAATCATCTCACAGCTCTTATAGTCCAACTGCAACACACCATCATTAAACAAACTTTCGAGCCATCGCTTAAACTGAATGAATTCAATATCTCGATCATCGTGAAAGACATCAATTTCTACACGGAAATGGAAAATGTGTCTATGTGGATGACCAAGAAAGCTAACATCATCCTTACCTCCAGTAGCAAGCTTCGGATCTGTCAGTGCAGCTGGGTAACGATGAATGCCTTCTTTTCGGAAGGTAACCCAAATGCGATTTCTTTTAACCTTTAGTGCCATAATTAAACCTTTGCTTTGCGTCTAGTAATGAAGTCAAGTTTATCCCAAGTATTAATTGGAAGCAACCCCTGATTGAATTTTCCAATCTTCTTTACGTGTTCCTTCATATCCTCTCTATCATACCACACCATCCACCCTGTCTTGGGATTGACATGCCAAATTCTATGAGACATCTTCTTAGAATTAAACAACCACCCATCAACATCGGTGTCGACATAGAAGCGACCATTTTCCTGAATGTTACCTTTAACGTCTGCAGTATACCAATTTGACCATGTTGGAGCCTTAAAGGCAACATCGACACCACTTACTTGGTCTTCGCGACTAGCTTCTTGATCACAGACTTCCCACTTGAATTGTTCTGATAAAACTTTCATCAAGAATAGCTCAGCATCTCGACCTTGCTTGCCACGAGGGCCAAACGCTTCTTCGGTTGTTTTAGTCCACCGCTTTGTTAGTCGCTCACCCATTATTCAGCTGCATCTTAACGTTATTAAAGAATTCCGACTTTACAGAATCGTTATGGAACAGTCCGTGTACAACAGTCGTCTGGGTCAGACTCGAGTGAGCCATTACACCACGATGTTCCATACAACCGTGTGTAGCTTGGATATACACACCAACGTTCTCAGTATCAGTCGCTTTCATAATCTCCCTTGCAATCTGGTTACACAGTTCTTCCTGGAGAGTACCACGACGAGCACACCACTGAGCAATCCGTACATACTTTGAAAGACCAATCACGTACCCAGTAGGAATGATACCAATAATTGCTACACCCTTAACTGGCTGGTGATGGTGGGAACACATTGAGACAAGCTCGGCTCGCACACACAGCATACCTTCGTAACGCTCAGAGCCTTCATTAGGAAAGGATGTGACTGTGGGAGGGGGACTAAAACGACCTTCAAGTAACTCATACACATACATCTTTGCTAAGCGCTTTGCAGTATCGGCTGAGTTAGGATCGTTATCGGTATCGATAACAAGAGACTGGAGAACTCCCTTAAACTTGTCTTCTACTTCCTTAACAAGCTTCTCGAGTTCGCCATGTTTAATATGCTCGGAAAGGTTATCACACGCGAAGAGACGTGAACCTGCCTTTTTAGCACGTGCACGAATTACATTACTAATATAGGATTTATCAGTCATAAGATTCTCCATTACAAAGGTACAACTATAAAGACTTTATTTATATAAGTCAATCTATTTTTGCTTCGGAGGGAAGTCAGGATATGATGACCAAGGAAGGTTCATCCATTCAGGCAATCTATGATTTTGTTTTGGATTTTCAATCCACATTTTCGATGCTGTGAAATACGAAAATCCATCATGTATGAAATGTCTACACTTATCCTTTACACAATCATACACGCCATCAGGAACCCACTTGTAGAACTTGGTAATTGGTTCATCAGGTCTGTATGCTTTTGCTTCTTTAATTAGCTGCTCAATCAGTTCAGGAGACGCTGTCATTTTCCCACCAAAAGTCAATCCAACGTTGGTCATTAGATCTATCAATAATACGACAATGTATATCAGGAGTTAATAAAAATGCATTATGAGGATTGTGGAACAATGTTGCAATTCTATACTTTTCTCTCACACCATTCTTACGCAACTGTTCAACCAGAATGTTTAGTGTTTTTCCTGAGTCAAGAATATCATCTATAAACAACAGTTTTTGGCCTTGGTTAATTTTATCAACAAATCCAACAATGTCACCCATATTAAGTTGGGTTGCAGCATTGTCTCTTGTCGTAATTCCTAAAGTAGCAAACTTTGTCTTGAACATGTGAGATAGCTGCACAGCAGGTATAACACCCCCACGAGGAATTCCTACAATGCAATCGAAGCTCCATCCCTTAATGTTGCATTCTCTGTAGATGTGACGAACATCCTTAGAAAAATCTTCAAACGAGTAATAGAGCTTTTCCATTTATGTTCCCATCGTGTTACCCCAAATGTGAACATGCACTCGGGATGAATAGTTATAACCACGCTTGAATGCTTCTGTTGCAATCGCTGCTTCACCACAATAACCAGGCAGTGTGCCCTTCTGACCCTCAAGTGTAGCACCGACACCCATTATCCAAACTGGATAGGAAATACCGTAATCCCTAAATTCTTCAACCGTATCTTCCATTTCTTTCCACGCTTGGTCTGTTCCATTTACAACAAACTTTAGCTGACCGCGAGAAGACACTTCCTTATAATAAGTTTGCACGATCTCTGGCTTGATTGCTCTTTCCCTTGTTTCGCCAGAGACAGAAAACAGTTTCGGAGAGATAGAAAAGAAAACTTCTCCTTCATGATGATGATAATGATCAAAGAAATAGATGAACTCTGACGTTAGCTCCTGAGTGCCATTAGTCTCCCACGTAATTGAACGTGGATGATCTTTTTCTGTGTAGAAGTGATCCACAATCTCAATCGCTGCTTCTTGCGCATGCTTCATTAGTGGCTCCCCACCAGTAAAGCAGAGATGGTGGTGAGGCCTTGCAGCACCCCCAGGATTAAACAGCCCCTCTGGATTCGATGGATGATACATTGACTGACGAATCTTGGAACAAATTTGTTCAGCGGTTGCCTTGTGCTGCAAGTGCTTAAACTTAGCAGACCATGAATAGGACGAGTCACATCCGTGTGTCCATACAGGCAGGTCTTCTAACTTCGTATACTGCTTAATATCAATGTTCTTATATGGAAGAACATACGTATCAGGATTTGTTGGATCTTTTTGGCCAAACCCATCACATTGTAGGTTACAAAGAAAGAAACGAAGCCAGGCTGTTGGTACCCCACAATATGCCCCTTCACCCTGAATCGAATGGAATATTTCAGAATAAGCGTACTGCTTCATACTATCTCCTTAATAAAACTTTTTGCTTGCGTCTTGCTTGGTCTAAATGGAAACGATCAGCTTTCATAGTATAATTGATTCCATTTAAATGATCAAGCTCATGGAGGAAACATCTGGCATTATAACCACCAAACACTTTTGTAATTACATTACCATACGGATCCTGGAACCTAGCTCTTACGTGATCGGGTCGTTTTATTTTAATCCATAAATGAGGATATGTCAAGCATCCTTCCACGAGATTTGCTGTTTCGCTTGAAGAGGAAATGATTACAGGATTGAAACATACAAAAGGAGGCTTTCCATCAAATGCAAATACTCTATAAGGAAAACCAAGCTGATTTGCTGCAAGTCCCATTCCTTTATGGTGCTTCATGCTTTCAATCAACTCGTGGGCAAACTCAACAGGATTTACTGGAGGATTTGTAAAGTCAAAATCTTCCAGTTTACTGTTGTATGTTTTATTATCTTCAGAAACTAATGGATGTATCATGCTATCCTACTAAAATTTTTGTGCTTCTCAAATTTAATATTATGTTCAAACTTATCAAATAACTGGTCGCCCTTATGACTAATAATAAACACGTTTGTATCGTTTGTTACACCATTAAGTATCTTTAAAAATTCTTCGGTACCGCCCATGTCGAGAGAGCTATCAAACACCTCGTCCATTATTAGTAAATTTGTGCTTGCGCTGTTTCTTAACTTCGCAATTGCTCTCCATGTGAACAATAACGAGAGATCAATTCTAAGCTTCTCACCTTCAGAGAACGACTCATAACTAAACTCATCTCTAAACCTGGATTTAATCTTCTCTTCAAAGTTTTCGTTCAACTCAAAATTAACAAAGAAATCCATTGCTGCAAGATACTTATTAATTAACTTATTCATTACAGGAATATACTGACGAACAATCTTTGTTTTGATTCCTGTATCTTTTAATAACGATGCTGCAATATCCATGGCTTGCTTGTCTTTTACAAGCTCTTCTTTTTCAGCTTCAAGGGTAGCCAGCTCTTGTTCAGTTGTAGCAATCTGTTCGTTGTTATTATCTATCTGTTTAGTGTTTTTACTAAGTGTCTCAATCTCATCAAGAAGACCTTTAATAAAAGATCCGTTCGTTTGTACTTGGACAACATAATCGGAAAGTTGTTTTTGCTTTTCTTTAACTTGGCTATCGATTGCTTTGATTTCTTGTAGTCTATTGTCTAGCTGGGATTGTTGGTCAGCAAGGTCTTTTTTATTTTGAGATATCTTGTCTTTCTTTTTCTCTATCTCCTTGACAAGCTTAGCGCGGTGTTTGTCCTCAATGTTCTGTTTACACGTTGGGCAGCTATCTTTCGTGTTGAAAAATTTAATTTCATGGTTACATTTGTTTTCGTCGCTATCTAATGTTTTTGTTTGTATTTCAATATCAACACTTTGCTGTTCAACTATGTCCCGGTCTGCAATTTGTTCAATCAAACCACCAATTGCTTGTTTAACTTCTTCTGTTAACGTTATTGTTGCTTTCAATTGCTTCTTAAGCTGCTTAACCTTTACTTGTTTGGCTGCAATAAGCTCGTCGTTGTTTTGCTTAAGAGAAAGGATATGTTCCTTAAATAGTTTAACCTTTTGGTCAGCCATGTCAATTTTATGATCGGCTTCTGAAAGCTTAGACTTGTTAATAAAGATGCGATCTTTTAAGAGATTGTTCATCTTAGAAAAGATTTCAATGTCTAGTAGATCTTCAATAATCTCCCGGCGATGGGCAGCAGGAAGTTGCATGAAAGGTACAAACGATGCACTTCCTAAAATAACAATCTGTGAAAAGGATTTAAAATTAAGTTTGAGAATGTTTGTTTCAAGGTATGCTTGATAATCTTTTGATTCGGCGTTCTGGTTCAAAAGCTTTCCGTCTTGGAAAATCTCAAAGATATTAGGCTTAATTCCCCTACGAATTAAATACTCTCTTTTGCCAATAGCAAACTCGATCTCAACGAGCGTTCCCTTTTCGTTGATTGAGTTAATCAGTTGAGCTTTATTAACTTTACGAAACGGTTTACCGTAGAGAGAAAAGCAAAGAGCATCAAGAATTGAAGACTTACCCGCACCATTTTCCCCAACAATTAGTGTTGACCGGTGCTTGTTAAGTGCAATCTCAGTAAATTGGTTACCAGTTGAAAGAAAGTTCTTATATCGTATTTTCTTAAAGAGGATCACAAACTACTCCATAGTTAATGCTTCATTATATAGGTCTTTGATTAGTTTATCAAGCCGCTCTTTATCTGTTTGGACGTTTGTTTGTTGAACGACCTTGTTTAAAATTGTTAGAGTATCCTCAGCTTCACTTACAATGTCTTCATCATCTTCAAGATTAAGATTTAAATGGTCGTCAACAACTTGTAAATCTGCAACACCAGCTTTTTCTAATTTATCAATTACTAAATCGAACCAATAAGGATTTGTTTTATTGGTTACAATCATTTTAACCATTTTGTTTTTGTAGGACGTATAATCGTCTGCTACACACTCGTTCATTTGCTTCCCACCGTCATCGTACCACATCTTGACGAAGATCTTAAATGGGTTTTCAATATACTCTACTTCTCTCGTATCTGTATCCAAAATATGGAAGCCGTGTGGATCACCAAAGTCGGACCACGTCATTTCATACGGTGTCCCAACATAATGAATGTTTTTACGCGACGACTTGTGATGGAAGTGGCCAGAGTACACAGCATCGAATTTATCAAACACTGAAGTAGGAAGACCAGTATCACTTACTGCCCCTCTATACATTTCAAACCCTTGAATTTCAAAATGACCTATTGCAATTTGAGACTTCGTTGTCTTTAGAGCTTCAAGTGCCTGATTCTCGTTTTCTGCATTGATCCACGGTACAAGTAACATCGAAAGTCCCCCAATACTAATATCAGCAGGACTTCGCCACAAATTAAAGCTGTACTCCTTCAACAACAAGCTAAGAGAATTGACCTCATTTGTGTTACGAAAGAACGTATCATGATTACCAACAATAATATCAACCGGTAACTTTGTCTTTGCTAATGGATCAAAGAAATATTTCTTTGCTCGATGTAATGACTGGAAGTTAATATACTTCCTTCTATCAAACACATCACCAAGCTGAATAATGTGGTCTACATGATTGTTGTTAATGTACGGAAAAAAGAATTCTGTATAGAATTGCTCAAAAAAATCATGGAATATTTGACTGTCGTTCCTTGCACCAAAATGGGTGTCTCCGAGCAGAATTACTTTCATTGTTCTTCATCATCCTCAATAAACTTTTCTAATCCTTTTTTACGTTTTTGTTTTTTCTTCTCAAGATCTTTTTCGAAGCTCTTGATAAAGTCATGCATTACCTGATTATCCAACAACGGATCAAACGTAAATTCTCCATTCTCTTCTTCATCCCGCGTGAAGGTTGTATGGTATATTGAAGCATTCTCTAACGACTTATGCTTGATATAGAGTTGCTTCTTCTCCTTCTGTAATCTCTTCAAAAAAGCAAAGTAGATAATTTGAGTAAAGTAAGCAAAAGGATTATCAGATTTTGCCGGGTCAAAATTATCAATATAGCAAATGCAGTTTTCTATTCCGTCTGCAATCATATCATCTTTATATGAGTAGTTTGCAAAATTAGGCTTGGTAGCAAGCCTATTAGCGATTAGAAAAATACATTCACCAATATATTCTGGAATTCGCGGCCGCGGCTTGTTGTGAGTAATAGCATCAGCAACAGCGGTTCTGTATTCGATTATAGCCTGGTAGAACTTTTTATTGTCTACGTAATGAGCATCATTTAGTTTCATATTAGTTTGGTTTCGATCTTGGCATATTGTTGAGAATGTTGGTGAAGATATCTTGTACCATTTTTTCAGCCTTTTCAGATGATTCCTCTTCGTTAATTTTACTAGCATAAATTAGTTGCTCATCCAGTTCCTCATCAATCTCTTCATAATGCTTCAGAGCGCTGAGATAATAAGTAACAAAAGTATCCCTTGGTTCAGATATTGCGACAACGGCTTGGCTGTTAATAACAACGTTACGTGGGTTACCAAAAACCATAAACCGAGCAACTACTGTATTCGGAACACCGCGAGGTGTCTGTTGATAGACAACTTTCAAAGGGTTGTTGACGAGAATCATTCTATCCTTATCCTCGTGCATATCAACAATCTCTCCGATAACTTCTTCCCCTGTTACCAGTTTAAAAAGAACTATCATATTAGCCTTTCGTTAGTTCCACGTTATAGATTTTGTATTGAAACTTTTCTTCATTATAAATTGCAATCCGTTCACTAAAATGATTGAGTGTATGGTTGCGTCTTGACTTCCATGAAAGATCGTCTGCTATGTCATAGAGCACACAACGAGTCTTTGTTTGGCTCGTTCGTAAGCCTCGACCTATCGATTGAAGATTTCGAATTCGTGATTTAGACGGACTTGCAAAAATAATGTTATGCAAGTTTTTTATGTTAACTCCCGTGCTAAAAGTACCAAACGACGCTACGATAATAGCGTTATCATTTGCATCCACAATCTTTCTAATATCTTCTCTCTCTTCTCCTTCTACACCACCATGAACAAAGAACAATCCGTTCTTTTTGGATTCATTTAATTTATTATAAAGGATTTCTCCATGTTTTTCAACGAATTTAAACAATAGTAGAGTATTTCCTTTAAGAGATAGAGCCAAGTTAGTAATAAATCTATTGCGAGCTGGATTTGATACAATCCACTCAATCTCATCGTGGTACGTATAATCCTTTAGTAGCTTTCTCTCTTCTTCCTTGTATTGCAGAACAATCGCCTTTATCGAGAATTCAGAAAGATGTTTCTGTTCAATCAATTCTGCCGTTGTTGTTACCTTTTTAACGTCGCCAAACAAACCTTCAAGGACTAGCTTGTGTGTGCTTGTTCCATCAAGCGTTCCAGTAAACCCAAACTTGTGTTTGCACTTTTCAAGCTTTGTCATGATTGTTGTAAGAGACTTTGCTTTGAATAAGTGAGCCTCATCACCAATACATACATCAAACTGAGCAAACCATTGTTTTGGCATTTTATAGATCGACTGCCACGTTGAAATGACAACAGGATGTTCTGTTTGCTTCTCCACTCCTGAAAGAATTTTGTAGATGTACTTTTCACTATAGAACCCGTACGATTCAAAATCAGAATACATCTGATGAACAAGCGATACTGTTGGTACAATAATTAATGTTCTGCTTCTAAAATAACGCGTGAGGAGGTAGATTATTAAGGATTTACCAGATCCTGTCGGTGATAATAACAGTGCCCGTCTCTTTCTTACTCCATGAACAAACGCTTCTATTTGATATTCACGAGGTTTCAGTGTCACTGGAATTTTCAACTTTTTAATTATATCTTCAGCTTCTTTAACACTAAATTCACTGTCGGCAAACGAAGGATCAATTTCTATTGTGTAATCACGCTGTCTTGCAAATTCTTGTATATGGGACAACAATCCAACATAGATTGTTTTGTTCATTGCGTTAAATAATTTAATATCTCCAGACCAAAACTTGTTTCTGTAAGCCGGCATAAACTTGTAACCAGGCACTTTAAACGTGAAGTAATCGCTGAGCTCTAGTGCTATGCCAGGCTCACACTCTACCTTCAAATAAACGTCGTTTAATGGCTTACAAACGATATCCATTAAGCTCCCATCTGGAACTTAATAAAATCAATTGCTGATTTGATTTGGTATCCACGTGTTTGAAGAGATTTGATAATCGATTCAAGTAGGTCAATTTTTTCTTTTTGAGTATCAATTTTTATTTGTAGAGCATCAAGGTCTTTGTCAGACTCAAGATAGATCTGCAAATCTTGCCTCAAGATTGTCATTTGTTGGGGTTCCCAACCATGCTCAGCCAAGTCTTCTTGAGAAAGAACACCACGATAATACTCGTGCTTTTTTCTAAACAATTCTTTCAAAGAATAGTTGAGCCTGTTGAGGATTAGCTTTTCGTTTGTATAGATCTTGTAATACTTGTGGTGGAGTTGAGGAATCTTCAGGCTTTCTTCAGCAAGTTCTGAACGATCAATTTTGCTATCTTGTTCCCACAGTTGATAAATTTCGTCTAGTTTCATAGATCCTCACAAAAATTCTTTCCATAATAACAAACTGCAACAAATAAGTCAACTATAGTTTAGTAATCGTAAAGGATTGATATTTGAACGACGCAGTAGCATTAACAAACTCAACGTCTGTTTGTGTTGTGTCAAATTGAACTGCGCTAAGTGTTGTTGGAAACATGTTTTTAAATTTAATTTCAATGTTTGTATTTTTTGCGCTCGTTAATATCATCAAAGATGCGTCCGAAACAACACCGTCCCTGGTTGTTACTGTTGTAAGATTTTTATATTGATTGAAGTTGTCAGGAAAGCCAAGACCATTCAACCAATTAAATATTTCCAAATAGTTTTGCATATCTTCATCAATCTTAAATGTCAACTCAAACTCACCAAAACGAAGATGGTCACCAGGAAATGGAAGGCTTACAAATGGAGTAGGGACATCGGCTGATTGAAAGCCAAGTGAAGGAATATTGACGTTCTGAACAAAATACTCAACTGTAGGTGCTTTCATCAAAAGGAACTTGAATCCTAATGGTGAAAGAAAGTTTTTATTTACGGGTAGACGATCTACTTGAGACATGTTTTATCCTCCATCACGTATTTATGCATAAAAAAAGGGGGCCCTAAGGCCCCCTTTGACTTCACCTCTATTAATATTATTATAGGAGGTTAAGAACGATACAACGACGGTAGTAGACGTTGGAATCCTTCTCAATTGCTGCGTTTGCGTCAGCAACTGTAGCACCCTTAGCAAATGGGTTTGGTGCCATTCCATAACGTGTCTTGAAGCCAATCTTTGGCTGGAACGTGTTTGGATCAACGGCACGAACCATCTGGAGAGGAACATATGGGCAGTAGAAGAGACCGGCGTCAAATGCGCTAGCACCCTTATAACCGACTGTCATATAGTTGCCACCAGCTGAATATGGGTCGATGTAAACCTTGATACGACCGTTGAGAACACCAGCAAATGTGTTGCCTGTGTCGTCAACATTCAGTGCGTTGCTATTGAGGGCTGGAGCGTAGTCGAGAACACCGGCCATCTGCAGAGCGGATGCAACATCCGACGAGCAGATAACGATGTTACCCTTGCCGCGACGTGTGTCTTTGGCGATTTGGTTAGCTTCACGCTCAAGTTGGAACATC